CAACAACTAAACTTACTTTTATCATTACTTGCTGAAGGTTATAGTTGTGTTGTTATTGATATTGATGAAGTAAGAGAAAAATTAGAAGACCCTCTCACTAAGATTTATGGAGATAAAATTAAATTTCAACCTTTAGGTACTATGGCCGAAGGAATAAAAATCATATTATGAGATTAACAATAGTTTCCGCATTTTGGAATGCGTCTGATTATATTGAAAAATGTATCATGTCAGTGAAGAATCAAACCTTCACTGATTTTGTTATGTACCTTATTGATGACATCTCGACTGATGATACGGTTAATAAAATCAAAAATGTCATTGGTGATGATGATAGATTCAGATTGATTGTTAACTCAGAGAAAAAATACAAATTGAAGAATTTAGATGACTTAATTATCGATGATGACCTAATCAATGATGAAGATGTTATTATTGAATTGGATGGTGATGATTGGTTATTTGACGAAAACGTACTACAGAAAATATTTGATAGATATACTAAAAATAAAAACCTTTGGATGACTAATGGTAGTTTTATTTACTCAAACGGTCGTATTGGTTTTGCATCAAAAGTGAATCCTTCAACAGTAAGACGGGACCCATTTACTCTTTCACACCTAAGAACATGGAAAGCACACTTATGGAGGTCTATAGAAGAAGAATCGTTTATTGGACCCGACGGTCAGTACTTTAGGTCCGCACCTGATGTTGCATATTCATTCCCAATGGTGGAAATGGCTGGTGATAAACATTATGAATTTATATCTGATATTATGTATGTTTATAATGCGGAAAGTCCTTATAACGAACATAAACCTAATAGTTCAGATGGTGGACTACAATCTCAATCAAATAATGCTAACTTTATTAGAAGAATGAAACCATATAGGCCATTATGACAATTCCTCCAATATACATAACCTGTGATTTTATGGGTGGTTTAGGTAATCAAATGTTTCAAGCCGCCCATGCAATTGCACAGGCCAAAAAAAATAATTTACCTACATTATTTAGGACAACATCATACACACCATTACAAGGAAAACAGACCTTAAAATATAAAAATAATATTTTTAGTAATCTGACATTTAATGATAACATTAAACCAACTTACACTATAAAAGAAAAAGAATGGGCATTCAACGAAATTAATGAGTTAATAATTACCCCCACATCTTTTTTTGGGTACTACCAAAGTGATAAAAATTTTTATGGTTATGATGATTTAATTAGAGATACTTTTGTACCTAAAAAAGAAACGATGGATGACTTAATTCGTGAATTTCCTGAATTTAGTGAAGGTGTAACCTGTATCCATGTAAGAAGGGGGGATTACCTTAAAAGCCCAAACGTACACCCAACTATTGATGAAGGTTTCATAAAAGAGGGATTAAAACATTTGACCCCACAAAAGTACCTGATGATATTCAGTGACGATATTGAATGGTGTAAAAATAATCTTAGTGGTCTTTCCGATAATTTAATTTTTGTTGATGGTGAGTTTGAAGATTATGAAGAGATATGGTTAATGTCGAATTGTAAAAATTATATCATATCTAACTCCACCTTTTCATGGTGGGGTTCGTTCTTAAACAAGAATAACCCTGAAGTGGTTGCACCGTCAAAATGGTTTGGACCTAACGGACCAACTCAAAACTATAAAGACATTTACAGAAATAACTGGATATTATTATGATAATTAATTTAGAAGGTTTAATAAAAAAATATAACTTAGACATCAAAGGGGTTATACATATTGGGGCCAATGTAGGACAAGAAATTTCAACATACGATAAATTAAACGTTAATGAAAGAGTTTATATAGAACCTCAACCGAATATTTTTGAAAAGTTGAAATCCTCAAGCAGAGATGAAGACTTACTATTCAACACCGCACTCGGTAATCAAATTGGAGAAATAGAAATGTACATAAGCAATAATGTCAATTCTCAGTCATCCTCAATACTTAAACCCGACTTACACCTAACCCTACATCCAAATTGTAAATTTCCCGATAAAAGTATTGTAAAAATAACAAAACTTGATTTACTTGAATTTGATAGAAAAAACTATAATTTTATAAACATAGACGTTCAAGGATATGAATTAGAAGTTTTCAAGGGTGGTAGTGAAACTATTAACCACATCGACTACATATATTCTGAAGTTAATAGAGATTCAGTATATAAAGGATGCGCACACATCGATGAACTTGAATCATACTTAAAACCTTATGGATTTTATTTGGCCGAAGTTCATTGGGCTACTAAACACTGGGGAGATGCCCTATTTATAAAAAATTAATATGGAAATTAACGTCATATCTAATCACTGGAGTAATACATCGGGTAGTTATGATTCAGAAGTAGTAAAAATACACAGAAATCGTACAGATTTTGATGGAATAAACATTATTACCGAGCCGCACATATGGAATATAAACCTACTTAATCAACTAAGAGGAAAAAAAATCGGATGGTTATGTGAATCAAAAGAAGTATTCAGTTACAGCACCAGTAAGATACATAATAGTGGTATACTTGACAAGTTAGATTATATACTAACCCACGATAAATCACTCATTGAATGGAAACCTGAAAAATTTCTCTACACAATACCCGCAACCAATAGAAGACAAGTACCACCAGAAGAAGTTAAAATACACCCCAAAACTAAAGATATCTCATTTTGTTTTTCAAACAAACAAATGACATCAGGTCACCGATTAAGACACCAAATGAAGAGACTTATACAAGAAAATAATCTCCCTATTGAAATGCATGGTTCTGGTGTTGGTAAACCATATAATGGTGATTCTATGCACGCATATAGAGATTATCGTTATTCAATCATCATCGAAAATTCCACATATGATTATTATTGGTCGGAAAAACCTCAAGAGTGTTTTTGGACTGGAACCATTCCAATTTATATAGGTACTGATTCACTATATGACGTATATAACAAAGATGGGGTAATAAAGATTAATTCAGTAGATGAAATTTTAGATTTACTTCCGACTCTTAATGAAGAAACATACGTTTCAAAAATGGATTATATCAAAGATAACTTCGAAAGGTCTTTGGAGTATCGTGTATGTGCAGAGGAATTTTTCACTGTTAAATATTGGGAAAAATGGAATGAGTGATGAAGAATATATTTCTAAATTCATTTGCACGTTCAGGTTCGAATATTATATCTCTTATTTTACAACATACATTAGAATGTAATATCAAAGGAGAAGCAATTGCATATACAAAAAATTTGTTTATTAATCCCACTAATTTAGACTTATCTATATATAAGACCCACAGGAATCAACAAGGTAATCACATGTGGGACCCAAATCACAAAGAAAACATCTTTGAAGGTATAACATTCAACTACTTTATATTGGTACTTAGAAACCCTTTTGATGCTATTATCAGACATAACGAAATTGATGTAAAAATGGGTTTAATAAATGGAGACAAATGGTGGTGTGGTAAAACAGAAGAGTTTATTAATTTTTATAATAATTGTATTACTGAATATAATAATTTTGACGGACCAAAATATACGATTTATTATGAAGACTTTATGGATAACCCAGGTGGTGAAATAACAAAAATTTGTAACCACTTCAATTTTCCTATTGTTAACAACCCAAATCTTGTTCACGAAAAAATTTCTGAAAAATCTAAGCAGAATCATAAGTTAGTTTCAGGTAAATCTACTCAGAACAATTCAAATGGAATACCAAATAATATACTTGAAAGGTATTTGAATAAATTATTAAAAGATGAGAAAATAATTAGATATACCCATGATATCACATGAACATAAAGTTATATTTTACCATATACCCCGTACAGGCGGGACAACTCTCGAAATCCTTTTCACCAATATAGATTCGAAGATTTAGTGAAAGATGAATTTAATATTATAAGGAATAAATACAATCTATCTCAAACCCCAAGTCATTCGATGTCATTTCATGGTTATAATAAAGTGAAAAAACCCATTCATACGAAAAAAACTGTGGAAATTATAAAAACTTTATTTAAGAAAGATTTAGAATTATATTATCCTAAGTTACTTCACATAACATATGAAGAAGTTATAAAACAAGATTATAAAAATTATATAATGAAAAAAATAGTAGTATTAGGTGGTGGTGGTTTTATCGGAGGTCATCTCGCTAAAAGATTAAAAGATAATGGTCACTCAGTTACCATTTGTGACATAAAAGAACACGAATATTGGAATCATGATGACATCTGTGATACGTTTGTTGTGGGTGACTTAAGAGACCCTAATGTTGTTGCAAATGTCATCACTGAAGGTGTTGATGAGGTTTACCAACTTGCTGCGGATATGGGAGGTGCAGGATATATTTTCACTGGTGATAATGATGCCAATGTTATGCACAACTCAGCGCTTATCAATCTTAATGTGGTTCATGAATGTACTAAAAAGAATGTTGGTAAAGTATTCTACTCTTCTTCTGCATGTATGTACCCCGAACATAATCAGTTAGACCCTGACAATCCAAATTGTGAGGAATCATCTGCATATCCTGCAAATCCTGATTCGGAATATGGGTGGGAGAAACTATTCTCTGAGAGATTGTTTTTAGCATTTAATCGTAACTACGGTTTGGACGTTAGAGTTGCTCGTTTCCATAACATTTTTGGCCCTATGGGAACATGGACAGGTGGAAAAGAAAAGGCACCAGCTGCGATGTGTAGAAAAGTTGCTGAAGGTGAGACTGAGATTGAAGTATGGGGTGACGGACAACAGACACGTTCGTTTTTATATGTCGACGAATGTGTTGAAGCCGTATTAAGACTAATGGAATCTGACTTTTTAGGTCCTGTTAATATTGGGTCAGAAGAGATGGTTACCATCAATGAGTTAGCACAGATGTCTATTGATATCTCAGGAAAAGATATTAAGATTAAGAATATAGGAGGACAAGACTTTATTGACAAATATGGGTTCAGTTGTCCCGTAGGTGTTAGAGGAAGGAACTCTGATAATAAACTTTATAAAGAAAAAGTGGGTTGGGAAGTAACTCAACCGTTAAAAATAGGGATGGAAAAGACTTATAAATGGATTAATGAACAAGTAGAGGAAAGTAAAAAGACTTATATCTACGAAAGTCCTGATAAAGGTAAAACCGTATACAGGAGAGAATTTGGTGCAGACCACAACACAAGAGAACTTGTTAAATAATTAATCATATAATTAATGGCCACTAAAGGTAGAAGAAGTGAACATAACCCTAAAAAATCACGCAAAGAGATTATCAGGGAAATTATAGGGAAGACCCCAAGAAAGAAGTTTCTTTCTGAAAGTCAAAAAATATATTACCAAACACTTTGTGATAGTGAAATTACAATTTGTACAGGACCCGCAGGTGTTGGTAAATCATATGTGGCGATGAGTGCTGCTGTTCAACTATTGTTAGACGAGAGTAACTCTTATGAGAAAATCATCATCGTTAGACCTGCGGTTGAAGCTGAAGAAAAACTCGGAGCTTTACCAGGTAACTTAGAGGAAAAATTAGACCCATACATTTTTCCATCATATTACCTACTGAATAAAATTATAGGGAAAGAGGCAAGAGAAAAACTTAAAGAACACGACATTATTGAAGTTTTTGCCTTAGCGTATATGAGAGGGATGAATATCGACAACTCAATTCTAATATTCGAAGAAGCTCAGAATTCAACACCTTCTCAAATGAAACTATTATTGACAAGAATTGGGTTCAATAGTAAGTTTTTCATATCGGGAGATATTGAACAAACTGACCGATATAAAGATAAAACACAATCGGGTCTATATGACGCGATGAGTAAGTTCACCGATTTAGATGAGGTGGGTACTTTTGACTTTGGTACTGAAGATATTATCAGAAACCCAATCATCAGTAAAATATTGAAGAAATACGAATGAAAATAGCATTTGAAGTTAATGGTGTGTTGAGAAATACTTTTGGTAAGGCTGAAGAGGTTTACCAAAAGTTTTTCATTGATGATTATGTTGCTGAAGAAGGTGAAGAGGAATTTGAATATAAATTAAATCTACCTATTACCTCAACAACTTTGAGTAGTCACTTCGTGTTTCAAGACGAAGAAAGACTTATGGAATTCTTTTATGTGGATTTCCCAATGAATATTTTTGGACATTCTCAATCCACCGAAAACTCAACATTTCAGGATTTGAATGACATCTACAAAGATTTACGTGACGACCACGAATTGGTCATCATATCTAATGAGATTGAAAAATCTAAACCAGCAACTTTGTTCTTCTTATCTAAGTTTGGATGTATGTTTGAAAAGATAGTTTTCTATAACCAATACACCGAGGATAACGTTTTAAGTGAATTTGAATTGATTATTTCTGCTCAACCACAAATTTTAGAAAAAGAGCACAACTATAAAACAGTAAAATATAAAACCACATATAATGAAAATGTTGAGTCGGATTTCGAAATTGAAACTCTGAAAGAATTCAAAGACTTATATGAAAAACTTGATTTGAAATGATAGAGATTTTAGGACACACTTATTACATCGATATGGATGTATTGGAAAACTTTGTAGAATTGAAAGACTTCAAACCCAAAGAGGAGGAAGATAAAGACCACCAACATTTCTCAATTATTAAATTTGAACTTATCAAAATGATGATTGAAGTGGTATTAACAGAACGAATGGATGACATGGATGAGAATTTAGGGATGCACAATGCAAGAAGTACAAGTATTCCCTTTCGGATTGCCTTTAATACATTATTAAGACATAACATTATTAAATATATTGACTAATGGACCAAGACACTATTAAAAAAGTAGAACTTTCGATTGAAAATTTGAAAGAAAAAACCTCAAGAATTTACCTTATGGTACAAGACACAAAAGGTAATGCAAAAGCGGGTATTCGTTATATATACCAAATCGCATTAACATTAAAGAATAATGGTTTCAACCCAATCATTCTACACGAATCAAACGACTATACAGGTGTTGGTGAATGGATGGGTGAGGAGTACATGGAAATTCCACACCAATCCATTGAAGGGCAAAACCTACAGATTTCACCTGAGGACTTTGTTATTGTACCTGAATTGTATGGTCACGTAATGGAACAAATTAAGAATTTGCCTTGTGGTAAAATCGTAATGTGTCAAGCCTACGATTACATGTTGGAAACGATTCAACCTGGTATGAATTGGGCGTTGAATGGATTCTTAAAAGGTATTACAACCAATGAAACACAAAAAACATTTATCAATGGTATTATGAAGAATACCTCGTTGGATGTTATTACACCATTGATTCCTGAATCATTCACTAAGAAACCTATTCCACCAAAACCAATTATTGCTATCCATACTCGTGACCAAAGAGACACAATGAAACTTATTAAGTCTTTCTATTTGAAGTATCCACAATTTAGATGGATTACCTTCCGTGATATGAGAGGTCTTTCTCAAGAGGAATTTGTGACTAATCTACAAGAATCATTCGTTTCTGTATGGATTGACGATATCAGTGGATTTGGCACATACCCATTAGAAAGTATGGCGTGTGGTACACCAGTAATCGGTAAAGTACCGAATATGAAACCTGAGTGGATGTCAGACACAAACGGTGTTTGGACATATGAAATTAACAATATGGTAGATATTGTTGCTGAGTATACACAAAACTGGTTGGAGGATAACATATCAGAACAACTATATACTTCAGGTTTAGAAACCGCATCTACCTATCAGAATATGACTGAATTTGAATCTGAAGTAGTATCTACATTCAGTACTTACCTTTCAGTAAGATTAGAAAACTTCCAAACACAATTGGATAAATTAACAGTAACAGAAGAAACAGAGTAACCATGAAAGATATATCAGTAATCCTTCCAGTAGAAAGTTCAAAACATAAGAACTTTTCAGAGTTATTTACCAACGCAATTGTATCGGTAAAAAATCAAACAGTACAACCAAAAGAATTGGTCTTAGTCCACACAAACGAAGAATCGTTAGTCACATACTTAAACGATTTTGATTTCAGTGGATTGACTGTCAACATGGTTGAAAATAAAGGAAATTCAGATTTCGCATCTCAAATGAATTTAGGTGTTGAAAAAGCAACTTCTGAATGGGTATCGTTCTTGGAATTTGATGATGAATACGCATCAATTTGGTTTAAGAATGTACAAGAATATATTGAAGCACATCCTGATGTTAAATCATTTCTTTCGTTAGTTGTTGATGTCGATGAAAAAGGAACATTCGCAGGATTCACTAATGAGGCTACTTTTGCGGCATCTATGAATACTGAAATTGGTTACTTGACTAATGAGGTATTATTAGACTACCAAAACTTCCAATCTGCGGGTATGGTAATCAAAAGAGATACCTATCAAGAATTGGGTGGTTTCAAACCATCGATTAAACTAACGTTTGTTTATGAATTCTTATTACGTTTGACATATAACTCAACTAAAATTATGACCATCCCAAGAATCGGTTATAAACACCTTAATATGAGAGAAGGTTCAATCTTCTGGAATTACAAAAACGGTGAAAACAAAGTAACTGAAGACGAAGTTAAATTTTGGTTAGACTCAGCAAAAAAAGAACATTTCTTCACAGAAGACAGAAATATAAAATACGAACCTGAAAATGTTTAATGCTGTTATCAGGAAATACAAATTCGCTGGAACCTACCCCAACTAAAAAAAGGGGTAGGAAGCCGAAGACTACGACAAATTATTTTGACGTTAGAGAGGAACAAGCAGTCATAAGGTTCCTTTCAGCCTCTACCTACCAAGAGAAGAATGAGATTTATAATGAATATCTCAGAGCACCTCTTGACAAGATGATTGAATCTATTATTAGACGTTACAAACTATATCGTAAAGGTATGGAGTTCCAAGATATACATGTAGATACTCACTCATTCTTAATCACAAAGGTAGACAAATTCAAACCAGCAAAAGGTAAGAAGGCATATTCTTATTTTGGAACCATATGTAAAAATTATTTGATGGGTCAAATCATCAAAGACCAAAAGGACCAAAACAGAAAGATTTCTTACGAAGACATTTCAACCTCATTAGAAAATAGACCTGACTTAATTTATCACTTAGAACATGACAAAATTGAACCGAGCCAAGTAATCAAACATTTCTTAAAAGAAATGGAAGATTATATGGAAGATACAAACTTAAACAAAAATGAAGTCAAATTGGGATATGCATTAATGGAGTTGTTTGAAAATTACGAAACCATCTTCATTGGTACCGATAATAATAAATTCAATAAAAATATCATATTACTTTCATTGAGAGAGATGACAAATATGTCGACTAAAGAGATTAGGACCTCAATGAAAAAATACAAGACTTTGTACTACGAATTGGTCAAAAAAATCAATAATCTATAAAATTTGTTCGAAAGATATTTATAAGTAATGGGACGACCTAAGAAAAAAGAAATATCATTAAATAAAGATTCTGTTTTGAGTCTTATGCAGGAAATCTACAACGAACTTGTGGAACAAAGGTCTACTGCCGTAAGGATACAAAACAAAATGTTGGCGATGCTGAAAGACCCTAAAGACATGACTGTCATAGGTCCTGTAATCAAAGAACAACAAAAGATTATTAATGATACTATCGAGAAGAAGTTATCATTATCAAAACTACAATCTTCTATATGGGGAAAATCCGAAAACACCTCAGATGAAAACTTTAGTATTTCTGATATGGATGATGATATTTTATCTGCATTAATTCGAAAAGATTCCGACACAAGTAAAGATAACTCTGAAGGGTATAAATTAGAATAATAATACACTCCAATGGGTTTAGATTTAGACAACGACTACAAAGAAGTAAAATCCAAAATTTCTGCATATCAAACCACAGTAGAAAGTAAAAGGAACTTCGTTACCGCACAAAAGGCAAATACTGGTGACAACTTCGAACAAGCAAAAAAAGCACATTTTAGTAATCTTAACGAATGGGGTCAAACTGTTGAGGGATATACCGCGGATAAAAAGAAACAACTACAGGATAAAGTAAAAACTCAGTTAGACCAATTAACTGAAATTTTTATGATTTCTGCAGGTGCTGCTGGTGACTCTAAGAGTCTTGATAAGTTATTCGACATATACAACCAAACAATCCTTAATACAAAAGATAGAATCCAAGCAATTTTTATTAAGGAGATAATCAAAGCCGCAGGATGTTCTGAAGAACAAGAATTTACTATATCACCATTATACATCAGAGTTCAATCTATTGACTTATACAAAAAACTTTATGAGAACCCTAATGATGCAACTGGTGCATTACTCTACGAAAAAGATACCGTGCCGAATGGTTCTTTCCCATATTCTATGAATCGTGAACTTTACAATAGAATGCAAAATCTCGGGTTTTCGTTTTCCCAAGAATATGGTTCAGATTATGTGGGAGCATCAAGTAATCAGATTTTTGATATAGAGTATGTAGACCAAGATGATAATGGTAACTTAGGTGATTACTTCAAAGTCACACTCAAAAATAAAAATTTATCGGTAGGAAGTGTAACTCAGTTTTTGATGGATTATTACACATCCATTGATATTCTCGATATTGATGAATTATTGACTATCATAATGGATAACCTTACCAAAGCCGTATCAATAACTTTGAACATAGATGTAGATTTTCAAAGAGAACAACTTAAGATTGAAAAATATCTTCAAAGAATATTAGGTCTTTGTTTCGATAATACCAAAGAAATAGATGTTTCAGGTATTGCTAAGTTATCAGTTTTAGACAACATAGACGAATCATTTTTTGAACTAACAGCAAATGATTTAAGGACTATAGAAAATGACTTAGACAATATCCAAAAAGGAGTGGCGGAGTTCACAGATTGTGATAACGTGAAATTACCTTTGAATACTCAAGCAATTATTAATAATTTAATAAATGGAAGAGATGAAACGTCTGAGACCAAAAAGTTAGAAGCTTTCAAAGGTTCTATTGATAGTTTATCAGATAACGAGGAGTGGAAGTCTCTCATTCCTAATGTGAACATTAATGGAGGAATTAAATTTGATTTATTAGGAATTATACCTAAAGGTATTATGCAAGCTTTATTGTCACCGAAAAACCTTTTAGGTGTTATGGTTGTATTCAAATCAGTACAAAATTTCATTGTAGACCAAATCGAAAGTCTTCAAGACTTCTTTGACCAATTCAAAGATATGATTATTGAATTGATGAGTAAAATCGGAGCAATATTCGTAGAAGAACTTTTCAAAGAAATCGAAAAGAACTTAACGATACTTGTTAGAATAATCATTGAAGAAATCGCAAGAGAATCACGTGACGCCAGAAGTAGAATGATTTTCTCGGTATTGAATACAGTAATTTTGGTCGGTGAATTAGTGTCCGATTGGAGGCAGTGCAAGAGTGTCATTGATGAACTTCTCTCTCTATTACAGTTAGCGGGTAGTCAGTTAAATCTCGGTATGCCCGCATTCAGTTTATCACTATCACGATTCTTACCTGGTATGTCAGAAACAAGAATGTTTGCAAATTATATTGAAGAATTACAAAAATCAGGTATCCCGACTGGTGACTTACCAGATGGTTCACCTAATCTTATGTTACAAGCAACTCTATCTCAAATAAAAGGTCAATTTAAGGAAATGCATGAACACGGAAAGACTGAGATAAGTATTGACCCATTAGCAGTTGTTGGTGGTACGACTACAGGTGTAATTAAAGCATATGGAAAATCATACTAATATGGATGAAAATAAATTAAAAAATATTATTTCTGATTACAAAAATCGTAGTAATAACGATTTGAAATTAGCCTTATCAGAACTATCAAAAGATTTTGAAGATACCAAAACTTTAATTGTTAAACTTACCCATCACCTCGATGGTACTGAGAAAATCTATAACGATATACTTAAAGAATACAAAACAAGAGGTAACAAATGATAAATGATAACCCTGATAGTAGACTCCCGTTAAATTATAGACAGATAATTTTTCAAGGTGTTGTTGTCGACACTCAAGACCCATTTATGCTCGGTCGTGTAAGGGTATACCCTGAAGACCAAAACATCTCTGACCGTTTGGGTTCTATCCCAAATTGGAATGAGAAAACCGATTTATGGACTGAGAAGGACCCATTTGTGTTTTTACCTCTATTACCGTACTTTGTTTATCAAGTACCCAAGGTAAAAGAATATGTTCATGTAATTTATACAAACCCCGATAACAAAACAAATAAGGGTCAGTATTATGTTCAGGGTCCATTTTCATCACCAACCACGATTAAGGACGAAGACGCCGATTCTGCACGTTCATTCCTCAGTTCGGGTATTAGAAACAAAAGGTTTCAACCGATTAAAAACAGAGAAGGTGAAGTAAACAACCCAAAGACTTATGGTGTATATCCTGAACCTGAAGATATCGCAATTATGGGTAGAAATAATGCGGATATCATTATCAAGGATGGTGAATTATTATTAAGGGCGGGTAAACACGGTAATTTCAATCGAACACAAATTCCTTTTGCTAAAACAAATAGGGCATTTTTACAACTTAGTAATTATGAAACTTTAGAACAATACGCATCCCCAAGTACTAAATACAAAATAGGTAAACAAAACCTACAGACTAAAAAATTAATTGAGTATGAAATTTTCAACCCTGAAAATCAATTTAGTGCATTTACGGGACAAATCATACTTTATAATTTAGTACCTGATGATGTTTCAGGAACCACAATGACAAATGTAATTGTTAATAACACTGATTTAGAGCAATTCAAAAGAATTCAATACATCGAACAGTTCAGTGCATTACCATTAGAAGAAGTTGCTAAAAAAATCAATAAGTTTATCGTAGGTGTTATTGGTGGTAAAACGGAAAATGGTACAAGAGTAAACAATCAGTTTCCTTTTTATTACAGAGCCAGTAAAAGAAATAGAGATAATAAAGACCCTATTTCATTTATGAATCTTACGTATCTCTTTAGTAGAGTTAAACCTACAGAATTTACAACAAACTTACGTGGTTTTGGATTGGTATACGATAAAACAGGTAAACCAAATGTTCCATCCAAATTAGACAAAGAGGTTTATAGACCAAAAAGAATCCTTAACCAAGAAAATACTGTCGGTATTATGGGTGCTAACCAATTATATCTTCTTTCTCATGACGCTAATAATCCTGCTAAGTCAAAGATTAACCTTAATGATACTATCTACGGTATTAATCAGAATATCGTGGTTGATGAAATTCAACCTAAAACATCTTCTATGGTTAGAGGTGAGGAACTATTAACCTTAATTGAATTGATAGTTAGGTACTTGGCGACTCACGTTCACCCATATCCTGGCATGCCACCTGTTGCTGTCAGTTCAGACGGAACAAGTATTTCAGATGTATTAAAAGAATTGCTCGAAGCAAGTTCTAAGATATTAAATAAAAATATTCGTATAAACTAAGTATTTATAGTAAAAACGAATAATGTCAATTTATAAGTCATATTTCAAACGTAACGATACGTTAATCTTCAACTCTTATACAAACACAGGTAGAAACCCTGTTGTTGAACTTTTCTTTGGTAGAGTAGATAATCTGAACTCACCGAAAGGATATTCTCGTTTTATTTTTGACATCGACTTAACTGAACTTCAAAACAAATTAGCCAATGGTGAAATATCTACAGGTTGTACAGCAGATATGACACACACACTTCGTATGACGAACACCTCATCGTTTGATAAGGATTTATTGAATTCTACTTGGTCAAACGGTAGAAGAAGAGCAACATCATTTGATTTAGTATTGTTCCGTATCCCTAAAGTTTCAGGTACTACAGGTAATCCACAAACATGGGATGAAGGTGTAGGTGAAGATTATTACAATGTTAAAGACGTATTCGAAGGTAATAAGTCTTTCTCAGATAGACCAGTAAACTGGTACCAAAGAAGTACAATTAACAATTGGTCTCTTGCCGGTATCTACGACAATAAAAATGGTAATTCAATCAACGGATTAAATTATTCAGGTCTTACTATTGTAGACACACAACACTTTGAGTTTGGTAATGAAGATATAGAATTCGATATGACCAATGAAATCAATAACATCCTTACAGGTGCAACTACAGGTGTAACTGGTTGGGGTGTTGCATTTGTACCTGAAGTTGAGAACATCACAGGTATGACGGAGAATTATTCTGTCGGGTTCTTCTCTCGTCACACACAAACATTTTACGAGCCTTATTTGGAAACAAATTACGATGACTTGATTCAAGATGATAGATACACTTTCTATCAAGGAAAATCGAATAAACTTTACTTATATGCCTACGTTAACGGTAACCCAATTAACTTAGACAATGACCCTGTTGTCGATATCATCGATGACAATGATAGTATTATTTACACACTGACAGGGTGTAGTAGAACTAAAGGGGTTTACGAAATTACAGTACCACCAATTACAGGTGTGACTTCAGTACCTTGTATGTTCTATGATTATTGGAGAGAGTTGTCTTACAATGGTGATTCAATATCTACTATTGAAAACGAATTTGTACTTCTTAAAAGTGGGGATTACTTCACGTTAGGAACAAGAACAGAGGAACCATCTTTATATGGTTTTGACTTCAACGGTATCCTACAAAATGAAAAAATCCTCAATACTGACATTAGAAAAGTCAATGTAACCCTTAAAAAGGCTTACACATCCAAAGAAGTACTTAAACATGTAGATTGTTACTACAGAGTTTACGTGAAAGAAGGTAGTACAGAGGTTCAGGTTCAAGATTGGACACAAATCAACAGAACCGCAGACGGATACTACTTCGTATTTGATACGACAGACAAGATACCAAATGAATATTTTATTGATATTAAGGTGAACACAGACCGCGAAGTGAATACTTATAAAAGAGAACTACAATTCGAAATCGTTAACAAGAAATGAGAAAGGTAAAAATTACAGAGGCACAGTTAGAAGAAATCGTCAGAAGAGTTATTGACGAAAAGAAAAAATCTAAGAAGAAAAAAAAAGATACGACGTTATGTTCACGTGGTAAAAACGCTGCAAAAGCGAAATATGATGTTTACCCATCCGCATATGCCAATGGTTATGCGGTTCAAGTCTGCAAGGGCAAGATGCCTGGATTAGACGGGAAAAAAAGATGTTCAGGAAAGTATTGTTCAGGTAAGAAATAATTCTTATCTTTGTGTTTGTAAAAAATTTGTGTCATGTCGTATATCTCTACAACCTATCAGTTGAAGCATAAGAATGATGATAAAGTCATCATGGAAGTAAGTGCAAGTTCCGTAGAAAGAGCTCAAGATTATATCTATGAAACTATGCCTGAAGCATATAGTTCAGACTATATGATTACACCGAAACCGTTAAGTACTACACCTTCTATTAATTAACGAACTAACGAGTTGATAACCCACTCGTAACCTTTCAGACCCCCATAAGATAGATAAGTCATATTGTCCTTATCATTTTGGGGGTTTCTGCTTTCTGTAATATAAGACTTATCACAAAAAGATTTGATTTTCTCTAATATCTCTCTTGAAACATACTGACTTTCCAAAAGTGTATTGGCTATTTTCATGTCAATACCTGACTTTTTAATTTTATATAAGTTCTTCTTAACAGACTCTCTAACTACTTTTGGAACTCTGAACTTATCAAACCCTTCATCAATGGTAATTTTAAGGTCACCAGTACCTTTAATTACCCTGTGATATACCATCTTAGGTATGAAGTATGTTTGTCCCTCCTGCAAGACCTGAGGTAGTTCCTCGTCCATCTGTAACATCCAACCATTACTCTCCTCAACAAAAACCTGACGGTCACACCTGTCTCTATGCCATACCAATTCCTCAGTGTCCACATTTTCAGTGAATACTCTTTTGAACTTATACTTACTGATATTTTCTTGACTATATACCATTACCAAAATCTTCCTGGTACATTCTTACCAAAGTCTTTATGTGCTCTACACGCCCAATATCCTGCTTTAGTCTTATCTTTCTTCTTCTCACACTGATGTCTCGCAGCAAATGATTTACGAGCTTCAGGGTCATTCCACTTGGCAGTCATAACAGGGGAACCGTAACTAACCTTCTTAATCTTACCCGTCTTTGGGTTACGGACATAAACATACCATTTCTTAGAACCACCTGATTTTGGTTTACCTAATTCAACCTTTTTGCCTTTATACTCTGCCTCATTCACCATAGGGAAATCTAATGGTAATCTTTCACCTTCGTAGATAAAGAACTTACCTCTATCCGATTCTAATAATTCAATATCTTCCTCAGACCACTCACCAAACCCTTTATTATAAAGTTCACGGGCTTCATTGATTACCTCAAAGTATTTTGGACTACCGTGTCTAAACGCATTTTCAGTCAAACTAATGTTATTATCAATATGGTATTGTAAGTTTTCAGATATCGTCTGTTTCACTTGAATAAACTCTTGTAAAATATTCTGAATCATATTCGTATCAATAGACTCTTTTTTGTAGTTCTTAACTTTGATACGGGTCGGCTTTTGACCTTTACCCGTTTGAGGGTCTTTCTTTTCCTTTTCTCTTTTTCTTCTACAAGCAGAATCTTTTTCCTTTTGGGACATTTTACCAGCAACACCAGCACCTCTACATACAGGATAACCACCTTCATCCGCATCCTTACGACCACATGGAGGGTGACCTCCACCCTTTTTCTTTTTACAAATGTTTACCCACGGACCCTTAGGCTGAGAAGAACCTTTCTTTTTCTTCTTTTTACCAAACCAAACAGCTAAATCTTCACTTAGAATATATTTACTCATAACTTGACAATCGTATATTAATGTTATACACTTAATAAATACTCAGAAAAAGATAAACAAAACAATATTTCACAAAATGGCAAAAAGTAAAAAAACTGAAACTACTGAAGAAATGGTAGAACAAGTATCAGAGGAAACAACACAAGAAACTTCGGAACAAGAAGGTCCTCAACCTATCGGTCAACTATTCAACACCATCAACTATAACAACATGGATGACTTGAATAACTTCATTACCAATATGACACCTGACCAAGGTTTATACATTTTAGTTCAAGCAACACGAGCAGCACAATCAAGAGGAGCTTACGGAATGGAAGAAACTGAAACCATCTCAAAAGCTATCAGAGTATTGACTAATCCTTCGGGTCAGCCTCAGGAAGTCTCAGGACAACCTGAAGTAAAAGTGGAGGAATAATTTTTAGTTTAGTTGGAAATGGGGAGTTTTACTCCCCATTTTTATGCTAAAAAATTTTGCCTAAAAATTAATTTTATGACTGAAAACGAAATTTCAAACAAAATCGTAAAAAATGAAATGATTATGGCTCGTGCCATTTGGGACGGTCATAAACCTAATACTTCAGACCAATTTCAACCACTACGAGTTGAAAATGAAATATTAAGATGTCTTTATTACGGAAAAGATTCTCCACATTGTAAAAGAGAGTATAGAAAATAAAAAAGGGGACCGAATGGTCCCCTTCTTGTATCTAATAAGATATTGATTATCTCAATTCTCTTAAGTCGAAAGTTCTAACACCATCAACTGTAATCTTACCGTAGAAACGGTTGTTCACCATCTTCTTAGCGTATCTCGTCATGATACCTTTGATTGGTGTAAAGTTGAATGGGTTATACATTGTAGGAGTCAACTGTAGTGGTACATATGGTGCGTAAACGTAACCTGTATCCAATAAAGATGAACCTTTGTGACCTAACAATACTGTGTTTGGTGGGAAGTAAGGGTCACGGTAAACTTGATATCTACCTGATAACGTACCTACTCTCTCAATACCCATGTTGTATTGGTCTTGGTCTGGTGCCGCATTAGATACGTGGAAGTATTCTAAGTCGTCGAAGATTGCAGAAATTTCAGAAGAAACTACAATCCAGTTAGCACCACCTCTTAATGTTGATTTGTGAATTTGAGCTGAGATTTGGTTAATCGCAGTAATCAATGTTTGGTTCCAATCCTTCTGGTTGTAGTTAACAGAACCGTTGTTAACTCTCTTCCATCCGTTGTAGTCCCATCTCAATGACCATGCAGCACCTTTTCTCAAGTCTCTTAAGATTTCACGGTCGATTTCTGCTGCCACTTGCTCAGACAATAAAGCTGTCAATTCAGCTTCAGCGTCGATGTTGTGGAATGCAGAAACGTCTTGTGCCAATTCTGGAGACCATTGTGCTCTTAGTTTTCTTTCTGTTACAGAAACAGTAACTGCTTCCAAATCGAAAGAAACCTCACCGATTTTATCTTCGAATTCTAATGATTCGTATCTTCTCCAAGATGCAGTAAACGTGTCACCTGAAGCAACTGTAGTACCAGTGTAACCGTCTAATGAAGTTGAACCGATAGCTGCTGGAGTTGATAAGTCTAATTCTAAGTAGATGATACCGTCAACATCACAGATGTTGTCGTACTTACCACCTGGACCTGCACCTGGGAAAGCCGCAGTAGCCTCAGAACCATACTGAACGATACCTTTACCATACTTCTGAGTAACCACTCTAAAGTTATAGTAAGTTGAACTTTCGTAAGTTTCCAATGAAGCCAAGAAGTCTTCTGTATCCATTTCGTTACCGTCAGGACCGATTAATTTACCAGCACCTGCGTTAGAGAAACCTGATAATGCAAACAACAACGACTTAACGTTAGCTGATGCAGCACCTAATACGTCTGCCAATGTAGTTGCAACCAATGCACCTGAATCCCATTTTACTGGTACCAAAGTGTCAGTCAAACCAGTGTAAGCACCTTTCGAGTAATCGAAAAGACCTGCTGGGTCTGAGTTTGGAGTTTCTCCTTCGTAGAAACGGTCGTACAAGTCCTTACCACTACCGTAGTTAGAATCTGTAGTAGACGGACCGTTAGGTGCACCGAATGGTGCTACGTGAGTACCGTCATTGTTTCTGTTCTGGATTTTAGGTACAAAGTAGAACAATTTACCGATTGGTAAGTTCATAGCTTGTACTGATACGATATCGTTAGCTAATAATTTAGAGAATACTCTTCTAACGATAGGGAAGACTACAGTTTCGAATGAACCTGAGTCAGAAGCGTTTGCTGCTTCGTTGATTAAGTGAGACGCTTGGTTTTCGTACAATTGTGCCACGTTTTCTTTTAAGTGACCTTTCAATCCGTCCAAGAAACCTAATTTGTCCCATTTGTTGATTGTGTCTTCTTTGATAACTTTCAAGTGCTTAAGACCGATGTTACCAACAAGACCTGATTCTAATAATGCTCCCATTTTTAATACTATTTAAGGAATATGTTTATTTAATTATTTTCGTCATCAAATCCTTCATTCTCATGAACTGAGGATTTTCATACGTTTTGCTCTCGATAAGATTTGCAGATGAACCTTTAACAGGAGTCTTAGATACTTTCTCAGAAACTGATTCTGAAATTGTGTTAGCTTCCTTACTTTCGAATTCTTCTTTCAAAGTCTTATACAAGCTTTTTGATTCTTTCAATGTTTCTACTGAATCGAATCTTCTAAGGATGTTGATTTTCTCTTGCTTCGTTGTCGTATTTTCTGTGAATAAACGAGTTGCGTAAGCCAAGTTAGAATTGAAGACAGCAACTTCGTTCAACTTCTCTTTGAAGATGTTAAGTGCCTTACGGTACTCTTCATTCTTTTCTCTAAGTTGTTGAATTTCTTTTTGAGCTTCTTCACCTAAACGAGCTTTGTTAGGTACAGAATGTGGTCTTGGTAAACCTTTAGATTTGTCAGATGATGCATTTTGTCCAGCTGCGTGACTTCTCACCATACCTTCAGTTGCTTCACCTTCCACTTCTTCTTCGTCCATACTCTTATCACCAGAGTACTTTCTTTCACCGTCTGCTTTTTCCATTCCTTCGCTTTCTTTTCTTCTGTCAGCTAAAGATTGTTCTTTGTCAGACTCTTTACCGTCTTTCATACCCAAAGAATCGTCTAAGTCGTCGTTATAACCTTCTTCCATCTCTTCTTTTTGATATCCTTCTTTATACTCTTCATCCATATCATCCTCTTCAGACATTTCAATTTCGTAAACAACTTCGTCCATTTCTTCTTCCATATCACCTTCGTGCATTTCTTCTTCCACTTCCTCGTCCATTTCTTCCATTTCAACTTCTTCTTCAGATTCCATTTGGATTTTATATTCAACGTCAGCTTCGTTATCTTTAAGTGTAACTTCGTCACCTTCCTGAGAAATAATGATTCCGTCTTCTTCACCCATCGCTTTGAAAACCTTTAAGATTTCCTCGTCAGATGCTCCCGTCAAATCAAGAGGCAAGAGAACCTCTTCTTCATCATCAACTTCCAACTCATCACCAGGTAAGTCCATACCCAACATATCTTCTACGTCTTCCATGTCCATTTCCTCGCCTTCGTCTTCCATTTCTGATTCATCAGACTCCATGTCATCCATTTCGTCCTCTAAGTCTTCGATGTCAAGTTCCATTTCTTGTTCAGCCATTTCTGACTCTTTTACGTCTTCTGAACCTTCTTCCATCTCAACTTCTTCAATCATATCATCCTCTTCAGATAATGATTCTTTTACTAATTCACTGATTTCTTCCTTCATAGTAGAAGCAAGTATTCCTTTTGCGTTTTCCGTTACGGCTTCCTCCAAATTTTTCATTTGTAGTAGTGCCTCTTCAACTAATGATTTTTTAGTTTCGTTTGCCATTTTTTACTTTTTGCGCAAATGTTTATTAATTCTTATAATATAAATAGTCTAAAATGTTAAAAAATATCACATATGAAATATACGAGCATAAAAAAATCGGAAGTCACCCTCCGATTCTTAAATTTTTTGGTTTGGTTTTTGTTATTCGTAAACCTCGTCAATTTTGCTTTCAGCACATGCGGTGATTCTCCAATCATGTGGGAAACCTTCAAATTTCTTGGTTACCTTTGATTCAACTTCTGTGACGTTGTAACCTCTTACAAGTTTCTCTTCTCTGATTTTTTTAATCTTTCCTGAGTTTTCATCAGGTAGGTCATACTGAATTTTTGCTACGAAATATTTCTCATCCATGGTTATAAAGTTTTTAATTACCTAAATAATCGGATAATCTTCTCATTAAGTCAATAGACGCCCCCATTCCTCCGTCTAATCTTGCTTCAGGTTCAGGTCTTTTTTCTTCTTCTAAGTTCTCTTCGTATTTCCCTTTATCGTCTTTATTAAGGAATAGATACGCACCAGGTGTAGATGGTGACGACACAAGGTCAAAACAGATAAGTTCAAAATCTTCCTGAACTTCGTTTCTTTCACCCTTACGTGCCAATGAACCAACACCACGAGAAGATACACCCATAGTAACACCTTGTCTCATTAAGTTTGCTGCTTGGTCACCAGGACATGAAACAACACCACCGTTGTGGAAACCAGGTGAAGTTAATAGTTTCAACTTACCCATCAATGTATTACCTTCCCACCACATATCGGTGATTAAGTGTGATACACGGTCCAAATCAATCAATGATGATTCAGGGTGGTTAAGTTCTGAAATAGACAATCCTTTGTTGATTGCTCCTTGGTATCTTTCTGCTTCTCTACGTAAAATCTTTTCAGGGTATACACGACCGTTTCTATTTGGTGTGTCGTATTTTTGTAATACGGCGTAGAACTCAAAAGGTTTTGAGTGGTCTAATTGACCGTAGGATTCTTTGATAACTTCTGCGTTACGGCTGTCGTTAGGATTTACATAACCCGCATCCCATTCAATCAATATTCCTTTACCTGTATCGTTTGGACCTAATATTTTCATTGTAATAAATCTTTATTATAAATACTTGAGAATAGAGATTATTCTATGATGATGTCATATTCACTTACCTCAACACCTATATATTTGGAATATTTGGCATTCATTACTTGGGAAACGGCATTATTTATAACATACCCTAATGATAAATCTTCTCCTGAATAAACGTCTTTGATTGCCCACGTTAAAGCGAAACCTGTCACGTCTTGTTCACCACCATAAGTGTAAAGAACTCTATCAATCACGACTCTAACAGAGATATCATTATCCACCATATCTCCTTCTAACATAACATTCCTAAAAGTCACAACAGTAAAATCCTCAATAATAGTAAAATCAGATGGGTCAATAATGTTGTTGAGGTCATCAATGGCGGTGTTACCCTCACTGATGACCTTCTTCAAATTCTTTAATTGTGATTCTGTAATTTTGATTTTCACGAAAAAGGTGTTTAAGATAAATATTCCTTCTTTTTCGTTTTGGTTTTTGAAAGAGTAAAATAATCGGACGACATCAACTCGTCGTTGTATACAGATTTACAAATTTGTTTTACTCTATCTCTAAGTATGATTGATTTGAAATCCATATGTTCTTTTAAGAAGAATGTAATCTCCAAATTCATGAATGACTTTTTACCCAATTGTATACCACTGGTTCTTAGGTCCAAGTCTACGATATTGTGTGGTTCAAAAATTAAGTTATCCACACATTCTAATAAATTATGTTTTATATTACGATTTAGGTTACCGTTTATTCTATTCCAGTTGTCACTGTCTACTGTGGGTTCTACCCATGATTGTATGGAAATGTAAATTGATTTTAAGTTTTGTGCGTCTACTGTTCCATAACTACACTTTGCATTTTCAAAGATGTTTAACTTTGAACTTTTACCTTTTTTCATATATGTTTCATATATCTTCTCGTTTATTTGTTGATAAAAGTATAATAAACTTTTTCCCTTCAGTCAAAATTTGACTTAAAAAAACTATTTATTATAATAGTCAAGTATGTTAGTAATAAAAGTAGACAAAAAAGGTGGTATTGAGAGAGCACTCAAAAATTATAAGTATAAGGTGATAAAAACCAAACAACTTAATAATTTACGAGACGGACGATATCATGAGAAAGACACCACCAGAAAAAGGAAACAACTCCAAAAAGCCAAATATGTAGAAAAAAGAAAGGGTTTAGAAGACTAAACCCTTTTTTAATTATAACCCCTCGTGTAGTTGTCGTAACTTATATAACGAAACCAAATCGTTTTTACTTTCATTAATCTTTTCAATGGTTTTACCAATTTTTTCTTGAAGTTCTTTGTCTTCACTCTCATTGACACTACCTTGTAGTTTAGAAACCACAGATTCTTTAAGAGTATTCATTTCTTCTGAGATTTGTTCTTTTGTCATTGACAACAATGATTTCAATTCTTCTTTCTCAGCTTCGTTGATGTTTTCGTATTCTTTGTTGAATGTGTTTGATGCAATTTTCAACATTGTAGATAGTGGTAAGTTTACCGATTCTTTGATTACGTCTTCGATTTTTGTTTCAGAAAGTGTTCTTTGAATCTTTAATTTTGATTCAACAACCGCTTCCAATTTTGTTAAAGATTTTTCGTAAATAACGTTATCAATATCTACGTAATTATTTTCAACAGATTCGTCCAAAAGCGTGTTAACCCATTTAGATAATTCTTCAATTTTTTCTTTGTTATTTGTGATGATGTCATTTAACTTTTCAAACGACTCATTTACATATACTGAAGCAACTTCTTTAGATAAACCTTTTTGTGAGCTCAACTCATCATAAAGGTAATAGGCTTCAGCTAAATTTTTGTCACCCAAGATTCTCTTTTTGAAACCCTGTAGATTAGACTTAAAAGATTCTTTACCGTAAGTAGAAACTAACGTTTTTTCAATCTTTGATTTAATTGCACCGAACTTATTCATAATTCTTTTATTTAATAAATATTACTATTTAAGTAAGTCGTTTAACTTTTCTTCCATCTCACCCAATGACTCTCTACCTTTTGAAAGGTCAATGGTCTCATCCTGACCGAATAATGTTGAGTCTTCAAGGATTAAATCTAAGTCTTTATTTCTTACGAAAGTCTCAGGTGTGATGTCTTCACCACCGCCAGCTTCAACTTCACCAGCAGGTTCACCACCTAAATCTCCACCCAAGTCACCTCCGAGGTCACCACCTAAGTCACCACCAAAGTCTGAACCTCCACCGAAGTCACCACCTCCGAAGTCGTCTCCTCCTTCTTCACCAGCACCTGCTTCAGGTTCTGCACCTTTCTGACCGTATAGTTTGTCAAGGTTATCAAAGATACCTGTGTGTAGGATAACTTCCTGTGTTTTCTCCAACTCACCTGAAACCGCTCTTTCAATACGTTGTTGTTGTAAGTCAAGTTTAATTTCCTCATCAGAGAATCCAAGAATGTGTTTCTTAGCCCAAGACGATGATACAGGTAAAATACCATTCCCTGGGTCTGTAGTGGCATCACGATACAATTGAATCTTCTGTTGCCATTGTTCCACCTTCAACAAGTCAGCTTGAGTTGATGGGTTAGTCAATGCCAATTGGAAGTTATTCAATTCATCCTCAAAACCTAAGATGTATAGGTGGATGATTGCAATCTTATTCAACTCCTGAATCATAGACTTCTGAATTCTGTTGATAGTTCTTGCAAAACGGATATCCTGTAATGCTAAGTTCTTACCTTCACCAGTAACTTCTTCAAAACCTAAGAATGCCTTAGGAACACGAAGAGCCGTCAATAGTTTCTTTTGGATGTATTCAATATCCGCAATCTCTGACAGGTTCTGAGCACCTGGTAAAGTATCAATAGGGTTCGGAGCGTTAGGGTCACGAACAGGAATAAAGTAATCTTGGTCTACAGCCATTTGGTTCATACGTAGGTCAACATTACCCGTAGATGGGTCTGCGACCTGGTCACGTTTGAACTTGTTGGCGACTCGTTGTACATACGGTTCAACATCTTTGTCGTCCATGTTTCCGACGAATACTTTGAATACCCTTCTTTCAGGTGCTCTTGATGTTCTATAGATTAACATGGCATCTTCTGATAGGATAAGTTGTTTCCAAATTCTTCTGGCTTTCTCCAACATTGAAGTCCCATAAGGAAGTTTACGGTCATCACCCAAAAGTCTGAAGTGTGCAATCTCCCATGTGTTGAACTCCATATCCTTAACTTTCCATTTGAACTTAAGGACCTCTTCGTTACTCTCACCACTTGGTTGTTGAACACCGTATTGACTCGGAGCAGACTTCATTCCTCTCTCCAATCTTTCAATTTCAATGTTTGGTAATTGTTGACCACCCATGATACCTTTCTCAGGGTCCAACTTCAAGTATACGAAGTTATCACCATACTTAGCCGTGTTTCTTGTCCACATCGGTAAGTTGGTATCAATATCCAATCTGTTGTTGAATAGGTCAGTCAATACTGATTTGATTCTCTTACTTTCTGAATACACCTGAAGGATGTATCCGTCTTCGTTTGCTGTTGTAGATTCCTCAGCATAGATATCAAGTGCCGCTGAAATCTCAGGAGTATATTCCATACTCTCGTAATCGTAGAACGCAGCTAATCTTGTTGGCTCATAATATACGGCTTGAGTATATAGGTTGTTTTCAACCTTCTGCCATTGTTGACCCAAATACAAAGTTTGTTGAGCTTGAAGTTTCTCTCTTTCGTATTCTTTCTTATCTGGTGTCTTTAATAATTCTTTCTTGTCAAACTTGTATACAGGAGGCTGTTGGTCCAATGTAGAATCGGGACCAAAAACTTTGGTTAATCTCTGCCATACAGTATAGTTATTCTCAGCCATTTTTTGTTTTTATATAAATAGTAGTAATTCCCTACAATAATTAAATATTTTATCTTCTACCTCCGAATAACCATAAATAGTTTTCATAGTCACTTTTTGAAGCACCACCGTGGTGTGGTCTTCCGTAAGGGTCTCTCGGCATTGCACTCAACGAAGGGTTATAATCGTTGACAGGATTTTTAACAGGACTTTCCTGAACCATCCAACTGTCCACCATCGCCTTTGTTTGTTCTGTAACCTTCTCCAATGAAGAGAATGAATTCTCCCCAACATATATCGCCATAGCCATCGCCATAATAAGGTCATCGTGTTGTCCCTTTTGGTGGTCAGGTCTTCCGTTCACATAAACGAAAGTATTCAACTCATTCAATAGCCTGGTTGAACGAACCTGATAGTTGTGCCTCAACGCCTCTTCAAACGCGGCAACAATCTGAACCCTTTTACTATTAAAGTTCAAACCAGGTATCTTCTCCAAAGCTTTTGGATTGTATTTCCACTTATCAGCAGCGTTAACACCTTCAACATATAAATTTTTGTAACCCAACTCTTGTAGTTTTCTGGCGGTAGAAACACCCATACCACCCGTGATATCAATCACAATAAAGGCAGAATACATCGTTCCCCATTTGAAGGCAACCTCAGCAGCAACATCAGGTGGTATCTTACCCAAATATTCCAAAACCTGTTCTCTCTCGTCAAAGTCTATAATACAGAAGGTGGTGAAATCCTCACTATCACCACGAGAAACGTCAATCCCCATAATGTATTTGTGACCTGGTATCGGTTCCTTCCATTGCCACAATGAACCACCCATAAACTTATTCTCAGGTTCACGGATGTATTTATCTTTCATTCTTTCAATGGTTTCATTAGGGATAACATTATCCCCTGAACCTAAGAAGTTACACTCCAACTCCTGAGCAATCTTACGTCTGTCAAACTTCAACTTTTTGGCCATGGACTCAAACCAATCTGAATAGGGTTTGTATCCTTCTTCCAACTTACTACTGATTTCCTCAAAGTCTCTCTCCCTTGGGTCTATGTGTGAATAGTCAATAATAATCTCATCGTCATTGTAGTCCTCTCTGTTCAACATATAATGGATGATGTCCGAACATTTGATTAACTTAAGATTCTTAGCATAACGAGGGTCACGGTACCAATACATGTCGGTAATCTTGAAGTCGTTCATACCTCTCAATGCTTGGTCGTAGATGGCATAATAGATTTGGTCAAACCCGTTAGGTGTGGAAATAACGATTACCTTACCACCAGTAGACAACGACGCCATACACGCAGACCAGAAGTCGTCATCTGCATCAATAAATGCAGCCTCATCAAAAATAAGAATAGTAGGGGTATAACCACGCAAGGCGTCCTTAGATGTTGCAACGGCCTTTACCTCACATCCATTAGTTAACTTAAAGTGTCTTTGTGAATTTTTGTCGGCAGAGAACTTAACACCCAACCAATCAGGCCACTGGTCAACGAAACCTCTAATCTTATTTGCAAATTCCATGGACGTATCCAATTTGTTTGCAATGATTAGAATCTTTTCAGGTTTACTCTTTTTTGCGGTAACCAATTTCTTTGAAGACCATGCTGCCGTTACCGTAGATACACCAGCCTGACGATACTTAATCGCAATGTTTTCTTCGTAATTATCGTAATCTGATATTAACGTGTCTTGGTCGGGAAATAGTTCTAAGGGGACGTAACGTGATTGTGTGTTGTCGTATGTTTGTAGGTAAGTCTTTAGAGCATAGGACGTATCTTTCACAATCTTTGCGTATTCTACCAGTACCTGTTCTCTTGTTAAACCCATAAATCATAACTTAGTTGTTTTTTATGATAAATCAATTCCGAGTCCACCTAAGAAATCTCTGAATTCATCATTATCTTCGTCATCCTCGTCTGAACCCAAAGCGTCCTCCAAGTCGTATTGACGTAACTCCTCCATGATTTCATCTACCATTCTCTGAAGAATCTTTTGACCTTTTGTTGAATCACTCAAGATTTCTCTTGCTACCTCAAAAAACTCCTCAGTAGACAACGCCGAAAAACGTGAGAATAAGTAATTCTGAATTTCTCTCATATCATCCTCATAAAGGTCTTCAGGATATGCCTCAGTAAATTTCTCCCAAATAACAGGACCTAAACGTAAATCCCAAATCTCATAAGGAAGTGTATCTTGAGAACCCATAACCATCTCCGCAGCTTTAGGGTCATCAGGTAAACCTTGTGTACCCAATACCTCATATACCCCTTTGATTAATTCGTGAATCAATACAGGAAAGAACAAACCTTTCGCTTTGATTGTTGGTGGGTCCGTAGTCTCATCAACCTCTTCAGAACCCTGAACACCTTCACCCGCACCTGCCATCATTTGTGTCATTTGGTCAGGAATAACCCAATACATCAAATCCGCAATAGACATTAATACTCCGTAAAGGTTGAGAAGTTGTGGGTCCAAACGGTCCAATTCATCACGAACCAAGTTAAACATATAGTGACCTTTCTTTGACGCTCCTTGAATAAGAGAATTAATGAAACGTCTTTTTGCTTTCTCCATGTCAAACTTATCCATAGCATCCATAAATGCTTCAATATCGTCCTCCATCTCTTCGGAATCTTTACCGAAGGCTTTCATAATTTCTTCCTCGTCAGGTTCTTCGTCAGATTGACCTCTCATCTTTGAAGTGTCAATCTGTCCCATACCTGAAAGTAATTCTACGTCAAATTGGAACGCGTCATCAGGAAGTGCCATTTCTTTCTTTACCAAATCAACAGCAAGATTCTCAAGGTACTCCTCATTTTCGTTCTCAATTGATTTTACTTTTTGAACCGCCTGTGCCAACATCATCTGTAGTTGCATCAGTGCGTTTTGACCTGAGATGTCAGTAAGACCAGTATATTGTTTTACCTTATCAACAACATCGGCAAATCTTTTTGAAGCCAATAATTCTTCAAACGAAGATACCACACCATCACCATCTAAATCAATGTCTAATGCTGGGTTATCTGAAAGGGGTGTTTCACGACCTTGAATCTTTGCCTGAATATCAGGTGCCATTCTTTCTGGTCTATCACCATAATCTATCGGTGCCTCATTAATCTTCTTGCTCATCTCTAAAATGTATATTTAACGTATTAAACTTCAAAAACTCAGGTAATCCTTTCTTTCCTGCTTTTGGTGCTGGTTTGTGTTTTGGTTGGTATGGAGTCTTTCTGCCTGGTTTTTCTTTCGTATCAGGTTTAACTCTTGTTGGTGCAACTTCAGTGTCTGCTGCTTTTGGAGCCGGTTTATGTTTCGGCTGGTAAGGTGTCTTCCTTTCAGGTTTTGTCCTTGTAGGTGTCTTAACGGGAGCCTCTTTAGTGCCAGGTTGTTCCAATAAATTCATTAAATCTTTCTTTGTCATTGTCTCAGAAACGTATTTCTTCACCAAAGATACCAAAGATTCTTCGATTTGTCTAACTTCATTTTGTTTTTTCACGTCTCTGACACATCTTTCAAATTTGTCAGACTCACTCTTACTATAAGAATCTCTTTCACGTCCCTCTAAACCTAATGATGATGTACAAATTGCCCAAGGATTGACCTCTTCTTCCTCACCCATCATTTGACGGTCATTATCTGAATCATCATCCATACCGTCAGGTGCCATGTCTTTCTCATCGTGTGGACCTTCTTGTCCTGAATATTCTTGTTCAGCATCTTTCTCTAATGGTGACATGTCATCCTCACCTAATTCACCTAACTTATCTTCAATTTGGTTAAGTTTATTAAGTAACATATCGGCTTCTTGGTTTCTTTGAGTTAAGTCCTCTTCACCAATCAATGCACTGTATAATGTATCAATTTGTGTTTCGTTCAACATCTTCAATGAGTCAAACTTCATACCTTTGTTCAATAAACTTGCAACTTTCTTATTGTTCATGACTTGCAATATTTTTTTCGTAAGTTAATACGATATCTCTCTCGTAAATTTTATCTTCCACTTCTTTGACTGTATCACCATAACGGAAAACCAATCTGGTGTATTTGTCATTTACAACGGCTTCACTTTCACTGTCTTCCCACGCTAAAGCTATTACACCTTCCACCGCATCGTAGACAGAAAAGAAGTCAGAGTTTTGGATAAGGTTTAGTTCAATACCTGAGTTTCTTAAAACTCCCACCTTCTTTATAAAATGTATAAGGGGTGGAGTTGGGTCTCCACCTGATGGTTCCTTATCCCAATCTTCACCCCATACATCGTCAACGTCACTAAAAATAAACTCGTAAATGTTATCCCCTTTATAGTTGGGACCGAGTTCGTTAACGTATACTAAATTCACAACAATTCACCATTTTGAGAAACTTTTATTTGTTGTCCCTCATTTTCAAATACTAAATTGCCCTTATTTGTTTTACCTAAAAACTTAATCGATTCGTTTTCTTTCAATAAGAAATCAGCCGTCAATTCTTGTTCTACTGTTTCACACATAGACTTCATTTCTTTTCTGATTGTTACTTTCTGAATTTTTTCAACTAAGAATTTTTTGATTTTTTTTGATTCTGTCAATGTCTTTTCTTCGTCACTAACAACAAAGTATTTAGATAATACCTTATCAATTTTTGATTCACCGAAGATTTCATCCATTACTTTCTCACCAATTTCTGCCGATTCTTCCATTGGTTCTTCCATGTCCATATCTAAGTCCATATCCAAATCCAACTCATCACCAGCATCAATATCTAATTCTGCCTCATCATCTACACCGTAGTCAATTTCATCGTCTTCAAAATTAGCTAAGATATCTTCTTTATCTTCTTCAGTTAAGTTTTCTAAGTTTACTGCTGAGATGATTGAGTTCAAAACGTATTTGATATCTTCTGAAGATAAACCGTCTTGAGAGTCAATGGTTCTTAATTTTTGACCTAATTTACCTGTTAGTTTCTGAATAACTTTGATTGAAACTTCTTCGTCATCAGCGGGAGCTTCTGAATCCAATTCCATATCCATATCAACTTCTTCACCACCTTCATCGTCCATACCTAAGTCCATGTCCAAGTCAAGTTCTTCTTCACCACCTTCTGAACCCATGTCTGAACCTAAATCTAAGTCCAAATCCATTTCAGGTTCCATTGCTGGTTCTTCAACTTCAGGTTTTGGAGTTTTCAAAACGAACTTTTTATCTTGTTCACCGAACAATTCCAAACCTTCTTCATTTTCATGTAGTGAGTTTAATTCTTTAGCCAATAGATTTAATTTCTTAAGTGCCTTAGAATAAGAAGTATGATATCTTCTGTTCTCTGTGCGTTCTACGTAGTCCATCTCTGACTCGTTCAATCCCGCTTTAATGATGTATCCATTCTTTTCGTGAATGATACTATAATATTTACCATCTGCCAACTGTCTTGTATAATCAACAGTTTCATTTACATTTGAAGTTGTACGTTCAACTTCGTTGTAGCGAGCAATTTCCATGATTCTTTTTAATTTAGCCTCACCTTGTAATTTCTCGCTTCCGATAGGTTTTAAGTCTCCCATTTTATTACTATTTTGTTTTTTTCAAATTAATTAAAAACTCCGTTTCCACCGAGTTTTACTGTACTACATTGTACCACTTCAGTCCCGTCGGCTTGACTATAGACTGCGTGAACAGTCTCAGTTGCTCCTGAGAAAGCTTTATATTCCGTTGCCGGGTCACATCCTTGTCCCATAATACATTTTTATATATAAATATACCTAAATGAAGGATTTGTCATTTTTTCCTTTATTTAGATATAATTATAAGTTAATTTCTTGTTCCAAAGACAATCTCTTATCTACCAACTCATTGGTAAAATCAAACAACTTTTGGATATATTCGTTCCTTCTTAAAAACTTAAACACTAAGTTTTCATAGGAATATTCACCTTCTCTTTCAAGACCACAACTTCTATATTTTTTAAGTTTGTCTTTTACTTTGTCTATGGTTTCTAAGGCTACGTTAAGGTCTTCATCCGATACATTATCAATAACGGTATCTATGATATCCATCCATTGTTGGGATTTCTCCTCTAACTTCTTATCGTCAATCTTAACACTTTCTTGTGTTGGTTCATTAATCCATTCGTCAAACATCACAGAGAACACACCTGTAGAAAAGTGTGGCTCTGAGGAGTCCTGAACATATAATTCTACCTCATACCCTTTCACCTTAATATCGTGAGTGGAGTTGAATAATGTTTTCTTTAGTTTGAATAATTCTTTGTAGAGTTCTTTTTGTTCACCCGCTTCGGTGAAGTCATACATGATGTGTAGGTCAATATCAGAGAATTCTGACCAGTTGTAATTTGCCAATGAACCTGTCATTGTAATATCAGAAACAAAAATTTCAATACCCAAGAAATCCACAAATTCGTTAGCAATCGCCAACAATGAATTACGGACTTCCTCTTTCATTGTATACGAACCATCTTCAGACTCATTCCATATTTCAGGATTCAATTCGTCTTGGATATAAAAACTTGATATGATTCTGTCATTTTGCCCCATAACTTATAAATATATGGAGTTTACTTTATAACTTTTTTATACTTGTAGTTCTTAGAAATCTCAACATTGAAGAATTTACCCTGAGATTCTGCCATTCTGAATTTAGTATACACTTTGTGTGGAACTTCTTCGTATTCGTATTCAGCTCCGTTTTTGAATGTTGCCACAAGTGTCTTCTTGTCCAAGTTATAGACAGTCTTTGTTAGGTTAGAAGATTCAATCTCATTGATGATTTGTTTACCGATGATTTTTTCACTTTTGATTGCCATATTATAAAGGATATTTTTTTTCTAATTTAGACAACTTACGAGAAATGTAACTATCAAAGTTTCTTTTAACATCAAACTCGTTCCATAAAGCGTATTTTTTCAATTGGTTTCTTAAGTCGTCTATTCTTTGGACAACTTGGAATCTTCTTGCGAACACCTCTCTTGGTGCTTCTGAAACACGTATTAAATCTTCCTCTTTGAAACCCGCATCTTTAAGTGCCGTTCTAAATTTGGCGAACGCTTCCTCAAGGGGTCCCAAATCCGCAACCTTTGTAATATATTCTAACCACGGTTCTTTCATATCCATAAATATAAAAAAACCCCGATTTCTCGGGGTCTTTCACATTAGGACTGTAACTTTTTTATTTCATCTCTTAATTCAATAGCTTTTTCAAATTCTTCTTTTTCAATACATTTCTGAAGTTTTGATTTCAACTTTTGAATTTTCTCACTGTTTTGCTCCAATGATTTAATCTTATCACGGAGTTCTACTGCCTTCTCAAAGTCCTGAGTTTCAACAGCCGTTTGGAGTTCGGTCTTAAGATTTAATAGGTCGTCTGTTTCATTCTCAGTAGACTTAGTGGTGTAGGTGAAATAAAATCCATTAGGTCCAACCTTATAGTAAGTTGGTTCCACATCATTGAACATTGATTCAAATTCTCTAAAGATTTCATCTAAAATACTTTTTCTGTAAAACATAATATTGCTTTTAATTTTTTTATTATCTTTGACCCAAACATAGAAAAGTGTGCCAAATTACAAAAAGAATGATAAACCTGTCATTCTGTCAGTTTTTTATTTTTTAACTGACAATTTTGGAAAATGTGTAGTCCGTTACATTTTTTGTGTTATATTTGTAGAGTCAAAATAAAAAGAACAACTATGATTGAATCTGTAGACCCGAACGAAAGTTCAAAAGGAAGAAAGGAAAGAGGACCAAAATCAGGAACACCTGTTTTAGATAATTTCTCACGTGACTTAATCAGACTTGCCGAACAAGGTAAGTTGGACCCTGTTGTGGGTCGTGACCGTGAAATTGACCGTATTGCTCAAATCCTTTCTCGTAGAAAGAAGAATAACCCTATCATCATCGGTGAACCTGGTTGTGGTAAGACTGCAATCGTTGAAGGATTAGCAATGAAGATTCACGAAGGTGACTGTCCACGTAACCTATGTGACAAACGTATCGTATCCTTAGATATGACCTCTATTGTTGCAGGTACCAAATACCGTGGTCAGTTTGAGGAGCGTCTCAAAGTAATCTTGGATGAGTTGCATGACAACCCTGATATCATCGTGTTTATTGATGAGATTCATACCATCATCGGAGCGGGTAACTCATCAGGTTCCTTAGATGCATCCAATATCTTCAAACCAGCACTTGCTCGTGGTGAACTACAATGTGTAGGTGCAACTACTCTTGATGAATATCGTGAGAACATTGAAAAGGACGGAGCATTGGAACGTCGTTTCCAAAAAGTTATGGTAGATGGTGCCACTCCTGAAGAGACCATGATTATCTTGGATAACCTAAAATCTCGTTACGAGAAACACCACAAAGTAGATTACTCACCTGAGTCGTTAGAGGCGTGTGTGTATTTGGCCGACCGTTACATCACCGACCGTGAGTTCCCTGATAAGGCGATTGACATCATGGATGAGGTAGGTGCTCGTAGTCAGATTTCTGTAAAACTTCCTGAAGAGATTGAGAAACTCAAAGAAGAGGCATCACAAATCAAACAAGAGAAGATTGAAGTAGTTAAGAAACAGGACTATGAAAAGGCGGCACACCTACGTGATAAGGAGAAGAAAATCTTAAAGAAACTTGATAAGGTGAAGGCCGACTTCGAGGCAAAACAAGATGAAGAACGTCAACCTATCACTGAAGATATGGTTTATGAGGTGGTGGCTAACATGACTAAGATTCCTGTGTCTAAACTCAACCAAAACGAGATGGAAGGTCTCCTTGATTTGGAAACCAACTTGAACACATCGGTTATCGGTCAAGAAGTGGCGGTGAAGAAAATCTCCAAAGCTATCCGTAGAAACCGTGTGGGTATCAAAGACCCTAACCGACCTATCGGTTCATTCATCTTCTTAGGTTCAACAGGTGTGGGTAAGACTCACTTGGCAAAACAACTGGCAAAACAAATCTTCGGTGACGAAGAGGCACTCATCCGAGTGGACATGTCAGAATACCAAGAGAAATATACCATGTCACGTTTGATTGGTTCTCCTCCAGGATATGTAGGACACCAAGAAGGTGGTCAACTTACTGAGAAAGTGAAAAATAAACCATACTCCGTAGTATTGTTTGACGAGATTGAAAAGGCAAACAAAGATATCTTCTCACTCCTTCTACAAGTATTAGACGATGGTCACCTCACCGACAGTTTCGGTCGTAAAATCAACTTCAAGAACTGTTTGATTATTATGACCTCAAACTTGGGTGTGAAGAAACTACAAGACTTCGGTGCCGGTGTTGGTTTCGATACCACAGCACGAATGAGTGGTGATGAGGACCTTAAAAAGGCACTCCTTCAAAAAGAACTGAAGAACCACTTCACACCTGAGTTCTTGAACCGTTTGGATGAGGTTATCGTCTTCAACCCTCTCAAAGAAGGTGAAGTTCGTCAGATTGTTGACATTGAGTTGTTGAAACTGACCTCTCGTTTAGAAAAACTTGGTTACCACATCAACTTCACCGACGAAGTCAGAGATATGTTAGCTGACGTAGGTTTTGATGAGAAATACGGAGCACGACCTATCAAACGAGCAATCCAAGAGAAGATTGAGGATTACATCTCAGAAGAGGTACTACGTCAAAAGATTAAAATCGGACGTAACTACGAGATGAAAATGAATGAAGAAGAAGTTCTAATTGAGGAAGGAGAAAAATAATTCTCCTTCCCATTTGGAAGTTAATAATAAACTTCTTACATTTGTATCAAATTAGACAAGTAATGGACAACGTAACACTAAACAGATTTAAGGAACTACTCTCAGTCCCTTCCAAAACCTACCAAGAAGACCAAATGGTTGAATACCTATCATGGGTATTGGATAGTATGGAAGGTGTAGAATACTACACTGACGAGATGAACAACATCTACGCCACCAAACGCCAAAATGGGTTCAACGGATATTTCCCAATGTTTGTCGCACATACGGATACCGTCCATTCACTTGTTGATGAAATTGTTGTTAAGGAACAAACACTACCAAAACCACCCACCTTTGGACGGACATACGACGATACACAATATGATGTCCTAAAAGCTTACACTCCTGACGGAACTCCAACAGGTATCGGTGGTGATGATAAGTGTGGCATCTTCATTTGTTTGGAACTACTTCGTGTCCTGTCAAATGTAAAAGTAGGGTTTTTTGTCTCTGAGGAGACTGGCTGTCACGGGTCCAGCAAATGTGATGTCAAGTTCCTTAACAATGTAGGATACATCGTTCAATACGATGCACCTGGTAATCATCTAATTACCGAGGTTTGTTCGGGAATTCGCCTGTTTGAGGAAAACGGGGAATTCATAAACAGAGCACAGGTAGTAATTGGGAGAACCATGGAAACAGATATGGAGTTACAGTCACACCCATACACTGACGTGTCTCAGTTGAAAAAGAAGTCTGACGTTTCTTGTATCAACATTTCTTGTGGATATTACCAAATGCATTCCGCCAACGAGTTTGTAGTATTGGATGATGTAGAAAAGGCCATCAGAACAGGTATTAACCTGGTCAACGAGTTCGGATATGAAAAACAAATTTACGAATACGAACCACCAAATTGGGGTTCATACGGTGGACTGTTTAACTTGGACGACGCTGATGACGATTGGGATGAAACCCTTTCTGATGGTCTACATGACTTAGGTGAAACTCACACCCTTGAAGATAACGTTGTTACTTTTGATTGGGGTGGGATGACGATTCAGAGTAAACACACAGACGATACCATCTATATGGATGAAGAAGATGTGTTGGAATTGTATGAATTAATTCGTAATAATTTCTTACTCAAAGGGGTCGAATAACTGATAGTTATTCATCAAAGAACGAAGGGAAGACAGTTTTGCTCTTCCCTTCTTTGTTTCAAAGGAATCTGTCTCATTGTTAAATCTCTTAAGTGTAAACTTAATTTTGTTGGTCTCAGGGTCCACACCTTCAACATTGATAGACACCCCTTTTTGTGATGGGACTGGTATATAAAAACCAACGGTAAACTCTTTTTTTATCACATTATTAAGTCTTTGATATTCATCAACATCAACAAAGAAGTCACTATCTTTCAAATCATCGTAGTACCTTTGAAAGGCTCTTTCAGTTGGTGTATTAAACTCGTCAGTAAAAACTTGGTCGTCCTCAACTTGGTAGGCATACTCATGTGGGTAATCGAATGGGAATGAAATATGTGTGGATACGTAATCCTTCAACATACCTTTCAAATTCAAATCTCTATAGTATTCGTTAGATTCGTATAAATTCAGAATATCTTTTAGACTCACATTGTATCTAAAGAAACATTCGTCCTGTTTTTCAAGACCCATACTTTCGTAGATATCACACAGACCCTCAGTAAACTCTTTTTGAAGTCCCACTTCAATGGCTCTGTTTTTGGCGTAAGTATATACGTCACTGATTTCCTCAATGAAACTACTGTCAAAATTCTCTGACATAAACTTACCGATGGTTGAGTAATCGTCATTATCTATTTGGTATCCGTTTTCTGAACCTTTGATTAACTTGGCAACCTCAGGGTCAAAGATTTGAAGTATGTCCTTTAATGTTTCCAATTCATCATCAGATAAGTTGTATAGGTAATAACCGTCTGATAAGTCTTCGTCAAAATTGTAAGGGTCATAATAATCGGCATCACGACCGTAAGGTTGGTCAATGGCATATTCAACAAATTTCAAATCACTTTCTTCAACTTCACCCTCAAATAAATCCAAGAAATCCTCAGGACCGTGGAAGTTCAATACCAACGTATAATCATTGTCACCATTTTTCTCAATCTTCTGTAATATCTCACTGTGAATCTTCCCCCTTTGATGGTCCACCTCACCGTTCATAATCTTAGTTAAGGTCTCATAGTGGTTCTGACCTTTAACCAAAGATTTAATCTTATCGGCAATTGGCTCAAAACGCTGTAAGAGGACATCTAAGGACCTTACAGAATCTTTTTGGTCATACACCTCAGTATTACCATTACTTCTCACAAACAACGCCATTTTACCCCACGTTCCATCGTTTGACTTCTTATCTATGATATAATACAAAGAACCTTCGTCTGAATATTTGTCAAAATATCTGGTGTCACCCTTAGTCGTGGTACACCATTTGGTACCCGCACCGTAATAACAAGAGGCTCCGTGAGAATACGGTTCAACAATCAAATACTTATCGTCCTCATAAATCTTGTTGGATTCATTTTTGACTTCCTTCTCTTTTTGAACCATGATTTGTCTTTGACGAACACCGTTCAATACCGCTTGTAATCCCCAAATAGATTTATATTTGTTGATGTCTTTTGGTGCCGATTTAATCGTAGGAGCATCAACCATTGATGATGTTGATGCCGCATAGTCAATATCTTCAGGAGTGATAGCACTTGCACTCTTATGGAATTTTTCAATAAGTTCAAGGAATAGATTTACATTGTCGGCAACCGAAAATGTTATTGGGTCACCCAATCCAATCATTTGTTTAATCATCCACTCAGAATACTTTTTTGTGGACGAAGGGTCACCGTCAATAAGTTTCTCCAATAAGTCTGTTGCATCACCAAAGACTTTTTCGTCTTTGTATTTATCTACAAGACGTTCCTTCTTTCCCTCAAGTAAGATGGTCATGAACTTCATAAAAAAACTTTACTATAAATACTTGACAGTTTGGATAATTAAGAAATAACCCTTATATTTGAAGTATGAAAAAGATAATCAACATAATTTTACTCGTTATACTATCAACTCCTGTATTTTCACAAGGGTTCAATGACTCTATTATGAATCAGGTCTTGTTTGATGAAGTAATTGCTTACCAAGGAAAAAGAAACACTCAGGGTGAGGTATATTTTAGTAAAGTAGGTGCAGAATTACACAGTAAAGGTTCTGTTGAGTATATGACAAAAAATGGTTGTCGTCACAGACCTTCACACAGTTATCTCAGTTCCCTACCAAAGAATGAAGTGATTATGATATTAAACGATATTGGTGTTGATACCTCTGAATACGATTATATTGGAAGTGGTGAGATATTGGCACGAATACCAATTCAAGGTCAAACGACATATCAAAAAGTCGCCCAAATTGCAATCAATGGATGGTTAAACTCAAAAGGTCACCGAGGGACTATAACGCAAATTGGAAAATATGATGGAATTTATATTTTAAGTATTAGTTCAAACTACAATAAAAAAACAAAAAGTGTGGATATTTGTTTAAGCCTTTTCACCGGATATAAATAAAAAAAATCCTCGTTTGAGGATTTTTTTATTGTTATTTTCATTCAGTATATTTTGGTACGTTGAAAGTAACCCTTCTATTTGGTTGAGTTTCTTTAGGGTTAGTTGGATTTTCTTTTGTCCACGCGGGGCCAAATTTACCAGTCTCACCAAATCCCTTACTTTTGATATCAACATTAACTTTAAGACTGTCAAATATTTTCTGTAAGTCTTGCGCAATCTTTTCAGCTCTTTTTTCTGAAAGACATAAATTATACTGACCCCTGGTTCCGTCACCATAACCTTTACACCCACCAAATTTCCCTTGAACGGTTTCATTAGGGTCATTATCACGAGATGCAAATCCTTTGACTACTAAATTTTGATTTTCTAAAAAATCTTTTAGATTTTCAAAACTCTTCAATCCTTTATCCAAATCTTCTTTGAATTTATTTAGAACCTCTTGGTAACCCGAAGGGTCTTTCATATCAATAGTGTCAAACTCAAACACATCAACTAAATCTAATTTTATATTTTGCGATGCAAAGTCAGGACTAATGGTTTGACCATCATCACCAAAGTTTACCATTCCAACACGACCCAACGCTAATTCCATTCCTCCCATTTCTACTAAACCGAGTAGTTTTTTGTTCAGTCTATTCACAAACTTCGCGTTGTTAAATACATCACCAATAGGGAAGGCCTCTCCGTAGTTTCCGTAAATACCTTTACCCTTATATTCCTTTCTATTTTTTCCATTGTTGTTGAGGGTATTGAACACAAAAGACGGTCTTCCTGAACCTCTCAATGGTCTAATACCTACCTTAATCATCATTTTATCCATTTGTTCTTTTATCTCAGGATGTTTTGATATTAAATTTTGGAAATTAGAATTATTTCCAACTATCTCGTCGTAGTAATCAGATAGTTTTTCATCAGCAATAACAAATGGACCATTTATTGGGATAAGACCCTTACTATTGAACGCCTTTTTGTAAACTTCTTCTCTGTCCTTATTAGTAATAATTACATAAGGTGTATTACCCTCGAAAACCAATCTAATAAATGCTGAGTTGTTAAAAATCTCATTTTGTTTTTGTGTAATAAATAATTGTATCCTATCATTCAAGTCATTCAGAACTTCTGTATCGTTCATTCCTTGTTCAGATAATACTCTCTGAACTAACTTTTCTATATCGGCTTCGGTTAAACGAATTGTTTTCTTTCCCATGTTAAAAATCTTTTTCTATAAATATATTGTCAGGATAAAAAAAGTATTTATATTTGTAGTCAGAAATGAGTTCTTTGAAATATGGGGGTGACTGGAATTGATTGACGTAGATAGTCATACGGGGCACGCAGTGAGAGGTTTCCTATCACTTAAATCTATGGAGGCAAATTTTTAACTGGCGAAACAATCGCAAAACTTCAGGCTGTAGGTCTTCTACGCACTGAAGAAGTAACTGTAGCGTAAGACGCCCACAGTGAAGCGGGTCGGGGGACATATAACCTATGAACAGAAGTCTTTACAAAGGTGGAGAAACGACTGAACCAGAAATCGGGTCGTACATCTATTGGTGATGGAGGATGTAAAAATTCAATCACATATTTCGGAATGTTGAGAACCAACATTGACCTAAGCGTGTAGTCCTTTGTGGTTAATGCGGGCAAGACGCGGGTTCGAATCCCGCCACCTCCACCAATAAAAAAAGGGGACGTAATGTCCCCTTCTTTATTTTTTCTCTTTTACAATTAAGCCGCCTCAAAACGGTAACTTGCACCGTCTTCAATCAATTTATAAGCCTCACCATAGTAATCAGCTGGAAGTTCAATCTCCATACCCGTTAAGTCTTTTACTTCATAATCAGGTGTTGCCCAACCTGGCTCTGTACCTGAGAACTCAGTAGCATTAACTGATGTCAATCCATTCGCGTCAATTGTAATTTGTCCTGTAGTGGTTACAAATACAACCACCTTATCAGCACTTCTTCTACATACAAACATTTCAAAATAATTTTTATATAGTTTATTCTTTCATAAATAGTTGTGCAACCGAGAAAAAGGTCTTATATTTGTATTGTTAATAAGAAACATAAACCCACCATCATGACAGTAACAGGAATCAACATCGAAGAAAAAGTAAGAAACTACGAAGGAGTAAACACATTCATCAAAAACCTCAAGCCAGGTTTGATGAAGTACGGTCGTCTAACACCAAAGCAAAAACAATTCGCTGAGAAGATTATCATGAACGAAGTCCGTCAATCAGAAGTAAACGTGGAGGAACTACCTCAAACTCTTCAAAACATTGTCAACTACGATGGTGAGTTGAAATTCGTCAAAGACATCCAAGCAAAGTACAATAAATACCGTCGTCTTACTGAGAAGCAAGTATCAGCGGCAAACAACGCCATCAGCCGTGAGAAGGCCAAGAAGTCTCAAAAAGACCTCAACATTGACTTGGTAGGTAACACGATTAAGTTGGGTCGCAACATCGCAATGGACATCAAAAAAGAATACGAGTTGGACTTCCACCCAATCTTGGTTGACGTAACAAAAGTCATCACCGTTTCTGAGAAAGCGATGAAGTTGGAAGCCAAACTTACAAAAGAGAACGGTGGTATCTGTCGTTGTTGTGGACGTACCCTTACCGATGAGATGTCTCAGATGACAGGTGTAGGTCCAGTATGTGCAACCTATGTCGGAGTACCACACCCAGCATCTCGTAAAGACATCCCTCTGTTCCAACAAAAAATGTCTGAACGTATTGACGAGGTTGGTTCATTTGAGTTTTGGATTCCAAAACGTCAAATCAAAGAATGGAACGGACACGCGGCAGTACTATTGAAACTCTAATCCAAATGGGGGAGGAAACTCCCCCCTCACTCATATGAAAAAACTACTATTACTTTTACTCTTACCCTTATCGGTATTCTCACAGTCTTATCAACACGCAGTAACCTTAGGTGACTATAAGGGTTACCGTTACTTTGCATCCATAGATAAGTTTAGTTTTTGGGATGCCGAGTCTCACCTACAATCCATTGACAGTTCACTTCACCTGTTGTCCATACACAGTGAGGCTGAGAACCTATTCGTATATTATAAGGTAATGCAGAACCTTCACGACCCACAATACCCTTCTTTTTACTGGCTCGGAGGTCATGATGAAAATAACGAAGGACAGTGGGAATGGATTGATGGTACCCAATGGGATTACGAAGGGTGGATGACCGATACCTCTCAAACCTCCCATGGGGCTGAACCAAACAACTTAGGGGGTGATGAAGATTACCTAATGGGTATGTATTACTACGACGGTAAATGGAACGACGCCACTAATAACCCTTCTGACCTTCCTTTCCATTATGTGTTTAAGGTAAGGTTAAACGTACAAGATACCTTGACCGTTGATGAGTCTGACGTACAGGACAATTCAACCTCGCAAGATACGACAACTTTTTCACAACCACAAGTGGAAAATAAGATTTATCCAACTTACCAACGTGTGGAACTTTCTAAGGTAGTTTTTGAGACTTCATGGGAGAATCAGACCACCCTACTTCTTCACGATTCAGGTGGACGATTGGTACATAATATAACCTTCACCACTGAACAAAGAAACGTGTTGGAACTTCCCTTACTCTCAGCAGGTATCTACTATGGGGTGATGAAAAATGAAGGAGAATTATTCAGATTCAAGATTCTTCTCACGAAGTAAGTCGTCTTCGGTCGGTTCGGTCAATGAATTACCAGCATCTTGGAATCGGGTTTGAGTGACGTAGTCTCTATCGGTGGCAATCGCTGACATATTTGAAATGTACATCGCCCTCATATCTCTTCGTGGGTGTGTTGCCATAACCGCGGCAAAAAACTCATCAGATACCACCACATTCTTCTTTAGTGTCGGAAGGTGTAACTCCACCAATTTCTTCAACCCATGATGGTTAAGGATATAACAATGAGTGTTATAGAAGTATGTAGGTTTTACAAAGTTTTTCAATCCCACCCTAATAGGTTGACCGATAACAGGGAATACACGATGCAACGAATTATGTGCCACCAAACACATATCCCATTCATAAACCTGTATCTCATCAAAGATGGTCCAATCCACAGGTTCCAACGGTAAGAAGTCATCTTCCAATATCATTACGTTCTTATAACCATTCTGATAGGCGTCCTCCCAACAAAGGGTATGCGAAATCATACCACCAGCTTCACCATAAGTGGTATGTCTATTCCAAAAGTCATAATCGTATTCATCCTGAGATATTTTCCAACCGTCATACAACTTATACTCCAAACCGTCTTCTTCAATAAGACGTTTACCAACAAACCCTTCAATCACCTTTATAGGTGTTCCATAAGGAAGAGGTATCCTTCTTGCTCTTTCAATAAGTTCTTCTACGTATTCAGGACGATGGTCTATGGATATGATATAAACCTGGTCTAATTTCATCTAAAAAGTTTTTGTAAAAAATAAGGCCTATAAAGAAATAATAAACCCACCGTGGTGGTGGGTCTATTAAAATTAAATTGTAAGAATTTTATAAAGACATTAACATATCCAACAGCTCTTGCTGTGGGAACATATCAAATTTGTCTTTACGTGTATTGGTGTGTGTCCAAATACCTTTCACCTTTCCGTAGTACGCATCTTCGTTAAATTCAAAGGCATCGGCACCTTTCTCTTTAACCAATGCAGGAAGACCGGCTCTGATATCAATACCATCTCTTTCACCAATCCAACGAATCCATTTATCCAATGCCTCAATTTGGTCATCAGAATATTTGTGCCAAGTTTTGAACCCTCTAAATGGTTTATCTAACTCAACCAACTGAGATTCAGCAACCTTAGTTCCAGCATATGTTTTACCGTCTTTAATCCATCCGAAGTTACAAACCTCAATACCTACAGAATGTGTATGCATGTGTTGAGAACCGTTCTTTCCCAAGTGCCATCCATATCCACCCTCAGGGAATGCTTGAACCATAACACCGTCAAATTCATCGTTGTTACCCTTCACAGAAGGACCGCCAAGGACAAATTCAGTGGCAACCGCCCCACGAGAGTCTCTACCCCACTGGTCAATTACATTGAATGGATTGTGCCATCCTGCCGTGTGGTGCAAGAACAAATACTCTTTGTTTGTTGGACCTTTTTTATACTCACCCTCAGGTAAGAAGTGTCTGTTTACAATTAAACCGTTTGACGTTTCAAAAGTCTTTTCTGAATCATCAGTAGTAGCAAGACCCATAGCGTCCCAAGTGGCAGGACCCACAAGACCATCAGCATCCAAACCATTAGCGGTTTGCCATTCTTTGACTGCAGCCTCAGTTCCTTTACCGAAAATACCATCTGCATCCTCACCCAAAAATTCTTGAAGGTCTTTAACCTGTTGTCCTCTCGAACCAATTTTTAATAACATGTTTTTAAGATTTATTATTTTGTTTATTATCCATAAATATACCTTTGACGACTAAGGTATTTATTAGTATATTTGGAGGATACAAAACAATCGTATTTATGACCCAAGTTTTAGTTCTTAACTCAGACTTCTCCCCACATAATGTGACCACATTAAGAAGGGGATTTATTTTGGTAGAAAAAGGTAAGGCAGAAGTCCTACAGAAAGGTGAAGACATCATTACCTCTGTGGGTAACTTTGTTCGTCCCTTAGTCATCCGTCTATTAAACTATGTACGTTACCGTCCGAAAGGTATCGGTATTACTCGCAAACGCATATTCAAAAGAGACAACTACGAATGTTGTTACTGCGGTAGCAAAAGAAACTTAACCATCGACCACGTCATTCCCAAATCTCGTGGTGGTTCTAACTATTGGGATAATTTGGTGACCTCATGTGGTCGTTGTAACAGTAATAAAGATAATATGACTCCTGAGGAGGCCGGTCTTAAGATGAGATACAAACCAACAGTTCCGAGTTTATTCTCACGAATTATTGATGAGAATGTGGAGGATACATGGGACAACTTTAAGAAGGTCTACTTTAATCCATAAAAAAAGGTGTCCTCACGAACACCTTCCTTAGATAAACTCACCTCCCTTTCCATTTGGTTTGTTTATGAAACGATATTATCTCTAATATCTTTCATCTTCAATTCCATCTTTGAGTTGATATCACCCATCAATGGATTCAACATATCTACAAACATGTCTTCTAATTCTTTTTCGTTATTTGGGTCCTGAGCCAGTTTTGCAACTTTGCTCTTCATAAACTCAGGTAATGTTTCTAAGTAATCAGTTGAGAAGTCTTCAGTGTATACTTCTGCGAGTTTCGATGCCAAGAATCTTGGTTCTGTAAACAATTTTGCAACATCATCGATATCGGTATCGCCAATAGCTTTTTCAATAACCTTTTGTTCAAACTCACTAACATTTAATTTACTCATCAAGAATTCTGTAAGTTTCTTTTTTACAGTTTCCATAAATTGGGGACCATCGTCTTGGAACATCTGATTCAATACTGCAATTAAGTTTTCGTTGATAAGTTCAACATCAAACTTTTGAGTTTTCATATATTTTACTTCTGAAACTAATTTTGGGAACGTACCACTATTCAATAGTCGTGTATTGATAATTGAAGATTCAGAAATCTTTCTATTTCTATTTTCTTCTATTTCCTGTAAATGTTTCTTAAGATTTTTCATTATTTCAATTCTATTACGTCATCACCAGTACCGACAGTCTTATTATTCCAATTAATCATGAAACGTCCTGACTCATTATCTTGAGCCCATCTCGTACTTCCCATCTCATCCAACTTATCGTTGATTTTTGCAAAGTCGAACATTCCACCAAACTTGTGTTGTCTTCTACATCTGTAAATTTGTCTTGCTGCGTTCTTTCTTTCCTCATCTGAAATATCAACATCACCAGTCTTACCGATTTCGTAGTATTGTTCAATCAATTCTTTACATTGTCCTTTTGTGATGTTCTGAATTTTAGAAAGTTCTGATAATGAAGACGCCCTTTCTTCAACACTAACGCCCGAAGTTTTTGGTCTGTACATTTTGAATTCAGTGAACGACTCAAAATCATCACCATATTTTGCCTTCACATCAGCAACTTCATACATATCAGGGTTAATTGGTCTCAATAACGCATAACCTTCACCATTCATACTTTTAATGATTCTTTTCTGACGGTCAGTAAAATGCTTTTGAATTAAATCCTTAGCAGCATCGATACCTTCATTACCCGCTTTCTTATAAATGTCGTCCAATAATTTCTTGTTTTGGATTCCCATTTCTTCTTCCGCAGGTTTTTCATCCGCAACTTTTTCTTGAGATGGTTCCTGTCCATCCGCAGGTTTTGCAGGTTCTTCAGGACCTGAAACAGGTTCACCTGTCTTTCTATTATATTCGTAAGATGCTTGGTTCTTCGCACCAGGACCACCAACTAACTTAAAGTTATCACCATCCGTATATTGAATGTAAACTTTTTCTGTGTTAGTGGTAAAACCTTGTTCTATCAATACCTTCTCTAAACCTCTTGCTTCAACCAATTCGTAAGATAACTTGTAAATCGCATCAGGAGTGTACTCAATGTAGAATGGGTCCATCTTTTTATCCACAACCATATAGTTGATAAGATAGTTCATAAAAGTATCGTCCACGGTAGACATATCAACATTTTCTAAATCACCACCTAACTCTCTTTTAATACGTCCAAGTGCCCTATTTTTGACAATCTCACGGTCTTCCTCTTTAAGGTTCTTCATGTAATCAGTACCTTCTCTATCAAACACTCTAAAAACATCAAACATCTCAGCCATTCTTTGTGATATCTGTACTTCCTTAGAGTTGTTTGTTACTGACCTATCTTCAGGTTGCTGAGTATCTTGTGGGTCAGGTTGTTGTGATTGTTGTGGGTCAGGTTGTTGTGATTGTTGTGGGTCAGGTTGTTGTGGGTCAGGTTGTTGTGATTGTTGTGGGTC